TTGTTCACATCCTCTTTCATTGGTGAACCACTCGACTGCATAGCCTTTACTTTTTCTGCCTTCTGTTGAGCCTTTTGTTGTTCAACATGTGTTGGGTCAGCAACTAACTGCCCATGCACCGAGTGGTGCGTGACCTTACCGTTCTTACCATATCTACCAAAACCATAGTATTGTAAGCCAAGCTCTCTTGCTTTGTCTGCAATGCCTGCATCTTCATGATGCTTAGGTGCAACTTGTTCTGCACCACCTTTTTTAACTGGCAGTGTATCTTTCTTAGCCAGTTCACCGGCAACCCATTGTTTTGCTTCTTCACTCTTTGGTGGTTTTTTGACAAAATCTTGAATCTGCTTAAAGATGTTTGTCATTTCTTCTTTTTTAGCCTGAACAACTTCAGGTGCGGCGTTTCTCAAATCTTCAGAGTTATCAAATTCGATATAGTTTTTGCCGAACAGCTTCGCCATTTCAGGTCGAGCATTGTTCACTGAGTCCCACTTTTCTTTGCGAATCTTTTCTGGTACAGTTCTACCACCACGTTGACCGCGTTCGATGTTTCTTTGTGCAGAAATTTCATCTTTAGTTACGACAGCAACCATAGAGGTTTCGTAGCCAATTGACTCTAGATTCTTTTTAATCTTTGCATATTTTGCTGGGTCATCACCAGTACCATTAATGATAAGACCGTTTCTGCCTAGCAATGCAAGTCTCTGTTTCAGTTCGGTGATATCTTTTGCACGACCACGAACAACATCACGCAACTCTTTTTCACTCTCAGGCATCTTTTTGCTGAGATTGTTTTTATCCATCAAGAATTCTAGTGCTTTGTCGGAGTTGATTTCGACCATGCCATGACCAGACAAAGTATTGTCCAGAACATAATCTTTACCTGAACCTGGACCGCCAGATAGGAACACTGCCTTGAAGATGCCTTTATCGTGAACACCTTCAGCAAGAATCATTTGCAACTGAGAATGAAAATCTTCTTTAATGTTCATTCCTTTGCGAACATCGTTGTATAAATCTTTTGCGTGTTCGTGTGCAACATGTCCAGGTACACCCTTCTTAAACTCTTTGAAGTTACCTTTTTTTGCATGTTCGCGCATTTTAGATGCAGACATACCTTCCACGCCTTCAGCGTCAGGGTCACGTTCACCAGCAGAGTGTACTTTGATATCTTTGAATTTGAAGTAACCGTGAGTACCTTTTACACCATTGTATTTGTGCAATGTTTTGTGGTATTCTTCGGTTCTATCGGAACCAGCAACCATGTGTAGGTGAGTTACACCAGCCTTATGTAACTTGGATGCTTGCGATAGGAAGTTTGGATGTTCTTTAGACGAGGTTGAGATATTCGTATCTGGGAAATATCTCTTTGCGTGTTTGACTTTTTGCTCTGCGGTTAGAGGGTTTTTAGCCTCATCTTGAGAGTGTGATAAAACGATGTGATGTGAACCACCTACATCTTTAGCTATATCTTTCACTTTATCAACCAGCTTGGCGTGACCTGTGGTTGGTGGATTCATGCGTCCAAATGCTAAGACAGCATGGTTCTCTTTCTGTTCTTCCAGATAATCTTTAAAGTTCATGTCCCCGCCTCTACAGCAGTTAGTTTAGATTTATCTGTTATTTAGCGTTTTTACATAGTCAGATATCACGCCAAAAGTGATATGTTTTTTAATTTCTTCAACTGGCCAGACTCTTTCCGGTACGCTCAATAAGAACAAATCACCAACAGATTCACGACCAGGATAGCCAACAACGTAGCCCCAGGTCGTAATTACATAATCTTCTTCAGTATGCCAGAAAGCATGTAATTTATTCTTCAAACTGAATTCAAAAGCTTCTTTGTTCTTGGTGTGTACAAGCAAGTATTGTTTTCTTTCTTGTAACCATTTCAAGTCAATGTCATACTGACCATCATCATGACCAAGATAGATTCTTTCACCAACTTTCCATAAATCAACCTCAGCACCAAAACCTTGAGCAATGGCTTCATCGATATACTCCGGTTGATTTTCTCTTTCAGCAATTCTGCCTTCCAGATTTCCTCTGTGTGCGTAGTACATTATTTCAACACCTTATTCAAACGAGTAAAATGGCGACCACCATCAAAGGTTGTCTGCATCCATGTTAGTATCATATCTTCAAGAATGACTTTATCAACATACTTTGAGGGAACAGCAAAATGGTTCGCACAATTATGCTCAACCGCCATTCGTGCAGTGAAATCATCAAATGTTAGAGCAGAGATAAATGGTTCACAATGATTTGCCGCAATATTTACACCTTGTCCTGAACGACAGAAAGAGATTGCATGGTCACAATGCCCATCTTCAACAAGTTTAGCCGACTGGCTAACATAATCATAGTAGTCGCAAGACTTATCAACATATGTGCCAACGTCAATGTAATCAAGACCCAAATCAATTAACAAATCTTTACATTCTTCTTTCAAATCGAAGCCAGAATGGTCGGCAGCTAGTGCGATTGGTTTGTCACCGAATCTAGGCAATACTCGCTTACAGAAAAACTCAAAGGTATCTGGCGTACCAAGAATGTGCATTTTTGCAGTATCATATGCAGTTACTTTAAGCTTTTCATGAATCATATAATTGTAGATGGGTGCAATATAGAACTCACCTTTTACCATCAGATTATCGTCAATTGCTCTCCATGCATAATGCAAGAACATACTGCCAGTTTTGAAATAGTATAGACCAACGTTAGCATGTTGGCTGATAACTTCTTTTTCAACAACGCGAGAAACTACACCATTTTCATCAAAATCGGAGTAACTATGGTCTGGACTATTTGCTAAGAATGTTAGTAGAAAACCATCAGAATCTTTAGATACAGATTCGGGGTCAAATTTAGGTCCGAAGAAAACATCTGGTGTATAGATGAACAAAGGCAAATCATTATCAATATATTCTTCAGCTAGAGTACAAGTTTCTAATGCACCTCTAGTTACATGGTCAACTGTAACAATTTTAATATCTTCACCAAACTTTTGCTTCAGAATCTTATCAATACTGAAATTGTAAATGTGGTCGAGTCTAACAATGAAAATTAAATTACAATCTCCATAGTCAATAGAATCCATGGACCAATCTATAACATGTTTGTGTTTGGCGCGAATCAATGGCTTTGGCATCATATAGCCAGCATCAAGGAATCGTTGTGCTTTGCCTGCGATTGGCAAAAGTAAATTGTATTTTTTAGACATTATATTTCCTAATCAATTCAGCAGTCTTAATGTGTGCAAATTCTCTTGCACCGTCAAGTGACCATTTATTATGTATAGCATACAGAAAACACGATGCAAACATATCTCCAGCACCAAGTACATTTGCATTTTCAACTATGTGCATTTTATGCACCATGTAGGGTGGCTGAATCATTTCACCAACAGAAATTACACTGCCTTCAGGTGAATGTACAATGACCATATTTGAGTACCAGCGAATCTTTTCGATATCATGGTCCTCATCATTTGCAACAAAAACATAATCAAAGTGTTTCAACAATTCATACTTAACTTCTTCACCTTTGCACAAATCTGCACTCAAAACACCACTTAATTCTTTAATAAAACGGGTGTCATGCAGTTCATTCAAATACAATACATGAGACATTTTAGAAGGTTTGACTTTCACCTCAAACTTTTCTTTATTCAATTCTGCAATAGAATTTCTTTTAGAGTGTTTTCTCTCAAGGTAAATATTTGCTTCACCTAGTGCTGAAGGCGATAGACCGATATTCATTTTAATATCTAAATCACATAATGCGCGCCAGCAATTGGCGATGCCACCAAGAGACATAGATTCTTCTTGTCCATCAAAGATATGGTCATTAGTTAGATGACCATAAAGTGTAATATCAAACATTAGAATTTCTCTTTCAAGTCCAACTCATAAACATTCTTTAGATGTTCATCGAAATCATATGGTTTCAATCCACCAGGTGTCAGCAAAAGAAAATCATACAAATCTGCAACGACATTATCACCAGAATTCTTAGTTAAGACATTACAAACATCCCGCACTTCAAGTGGTGCATCAAAGGGACAGAATGAATAGCCGACTTTTTTCATCAAACCAATATCAAAGATATCATCACCAACAAAAGCAATATTAGCCGGTATTACATTGTAATTAGAACAGATTTCTGGAAGATAACTGGATTTATCGTTATGTGTACCGTTTTGTCGGTTTACGATAACATCAATGTTTCTGTTTTCACCGATAGTAACGTTGAATGGGTCACCAGTCAGAAAAATAACTTTGATTCCCAATGCACGGAATCTTTTAATTGCGGTCCAGTCTCTGTCACAAAAAGTTTTGAATCTTACAGTGCCATCTCTATCATAGTATTTTCGACCATCGGTCATAACACCATCAACATCAAGAATTATCAGGTCAATCATTTATCTTAAACTTTCTCAAAGTGTCTTGTCTGTCAACAAAATTGGATTTTCTTCCGTAATACCTCTCTAGTATATCAGGGTATCGTCTAAAAAGATAGTCATTCATTTCATTCATTGCCGCTGTTTTGTCATAGTAACTATCACGAATCGGTTGGTGAATCATTCCAGAATGCACAACATACGCAGGACTCTGGAACAAATCATAGAATGTCTTATCAATACCCCAAGCAATCTCTAAGTCCCAATGACTGATAAACTGCATGAGAAATTTAAAGTAATCTAGTTGAAAGAAACACGAACCCATTTCAATGAAGTTTGTTTCAGAGAAATCGCAAGACGGGTCATTGAACAGTGGCTGATAGATTAAACTTGAATCGTGTGGCATTGATAGCTGCCAGTATCCGAAATTGAATCTCTGTGCGTAGTTTAAGCCGATATTGAAGTCTTGATAGCCAGTGATTAAGTCATCATCAACACAACCGATATAACGATATTTCTCGATATCAATTACATCTTTCACTTTCTGCATTAGCTGCCACTTGTGACCTTTAATTCGTACAATGTGGTCATAAGAACCAGGCTCAGGCTCAAAGTCATTATACACAATCAAAAGAGTTTCATAGTCTCTTTCATTATGTGTCCATCTCCAATGGTCCTCATCTTTCCAGCGAGGGTCTGTCGGTATACTCATACCAACAGGACAAACAATCAAATTATTAACCATACTTTTTCTTCACAAAAGGGTGCTTCTTCGGATGTTCAGGTACATTCGGTCTGCACAATGTATAAAAATCATTCACATTACTTATGTGATTATCTTTGCATAGAAAATGAATGTTTTGTTCACCGATTCTAGGCATCAAGAAATTCAAAATACCATGAGTGTCTGGATATGCAGTACCTCTAGGCCAGCCATAAGTTTCACGCATTGCCCACTTTACTTGGTCACTGAATCGATGATTCCAAATATAAAAACAATCACAAACAAAACGATGGCTAGCCCACCATTGAGGGTCCTCAGGGAATAATATATTAACTTTATTGAATTCGATTGGAAACTCAGTCATCTTTTGATGAAACAGAATATCAAATCTAGTGAAAACAACCAAGTCTAAATCTTCACCATCGAAAGCATTATGCAATGCAGACTTAGCAGTAAATGCATCAGAGCCTTCAGATTTATTAATCACTAATTTTCTAGGATTAACTAATGAGTAGAAGTCTCTTTCAATATCAGCATTTTCGAAACGATATGTCGATGCATAAGTTACGGCTTCATGTCCTTGTGCAACAAAAGGCTGTATCAAGTTTTCTTGAATATTAAACCAGCAATCACGAAAGTCTCTTTGATAACCAGTCTTGTTATCAATTCCGTGAGTTATTCCATAAAAACCGAAACCTATTTTCATACTGGATGATACATTATTTCTTCTTTGATTTCGAAAGAAGGAAAGTATTTGACGTAGATATCATTACTCTCTTGTCTGTTAGCTTTAATCTTCTTTACAATTTCATCATAGAAATTCCACGCCAATGGAATAAAACATACAGGCTTCGTTGGGTCCAACTCTTTCAACTTTTCAATACCATAAATTGGCACATTAACACCTGGACAATACAGTCCCTGCTTCAATGGATTTTCATCGATGGTAAAGTCAGGTCCAATGCCTGCAAAATTCATTAGAGTATTACCTTTTGCTGGTGCACCAAAACCAACAACAGGAATGCCTTGTTCACGATATCTCTTTATCACACCTGAAAAATATACTGCAACTTCCTGACATTTTTTTGCATAAGTTTCGTATGTTCTGTTATCATAAAGACCTTTTTTAGTTTCAAGGTCAATCAGATTCTGAATAGTCTTTGGTGCTCTCATGTACTTTGAAATGATGAAGATGTAGCTCATTCCATGTACAGGCGATTTGACAACATCAATAAGATTCAAGCCTGCTCGTTTACACAATGCATCAATTGATTTGATGTTGTAGAACGACAGATGCTCATGATAGATGGTGTCAAACTCACCATTCAAAATCATGTCACACTGCGAGGTTGTAGCAAATAACAAACTTTCCGAGTGCATGTTCCTACTGATGTTTTGTAGGAGTTCAAGCTGGTCGAAATTGTGTGCAAATGCGTTTTGGCAGGTGATAACATCGAATTTGCCTGCCCATTCTTTTCCAGTGAAATATCCGCAAACGACCTTGTGGCGTTTGGAAGAAGTATCGAACAAATTTTCTGCTGGGTCCACACCATAGGTTTCTGCTCCTCTGTCTTGAAATGCATTAAGTTGACTGCCATCATTACAACCAATATCCAGAACAGTAGATGGCATAGTTCCGAATTTTTCTTTTGCGAATTCTGCAAACCAATCAAAGTATTCTAATTGTGTTTTTGCAGTACCAGAAACATAAGCGTAATCCTTGAACATCAAATCAGGATTTACACGATGAGTCAATTGAACATGAAAACAATGTTTGCAACGGTTGATTGCAAGCGGAAAATAAGGCTCAGGTTCGTCAACAGACTTTTTATAGGAGTTTGCTAGAGGCTGTTCATTCAAGTCTAAGACTTTAACTAAGTCCTCACTGCCGCAGGCAATACAATTTTTAATTTCTTCACAATCTTTTATCATACATCCAACCATCTTGTGTTTTGTAGATACCATTCACTCACTTGTTTGATGCGTTCAGACAGAGCAATCTTTGGTTCCCAACCAAGAGAACGCATCAAACCACCATCAAGTGCATATCTCAAGTCGTGACCTGGACGGCTAGAGTGAAAGTCAACCATTTCATAGTTCAGTTCTTTGCCTTGTGCGGCAGCAATCATCTTAGCAAGAGAAAGGTTATCAACTTCTTCTTTACCAACAATGTTAAACTTGCGACACTTAGCCCAACCATAATCAGGTTCAATCTGCGGATTGTTTTGAAGCAAGAACAAAAGTGCTTCAGCAACATCGGCAGCATGAATGTAGAATCGGCTACCTGCTAGTGTGCGTGTGCTATCTGAGTGAATGAAAACTTTTTCGTCTTTACGCACTTTGTTGATGCACAAAGGAATAAACTTCTCAGGTGTTTGTCTCTCGCCAAAGACATTCATTGTATGAGTAATCATCATTGGAAGTTTGTATGTGTTTTCGTATGCAACACAAAATTCTTCAGCGGCAGCTTTAGATGCAGAATAAGGATTGGTAGAATTGTACCTGTCACGTTCTTTATATGCAACACCAGGCGGTGCAACACCGAAGATTTCATCTGTACTGAAATACAAGAACATTTCTAGATTGTCTAGCTTACGTGCATATTCTAAAAGATGTGCGGAGCCAATAGTATTATCGAGAATAAATTCCATTGGGTGTGTAATCGAACGGTCAACGTGTGACGATGCGGCCAAATGCAGAATGTAATCTGGCTTACCAATGAAGTTGCCAACTAAAGGATTAATTTCTGCTTTCAAATCATGAAATACGATGTTCAATCTTTTCTTAGTTTGCTCATCATAACCATTCATAATTTCATGCAAACGATTTAGATTGCCAGAATAATCCAATCTGTCCAGAGTTGTGATTCTCCAGTCAGTTTTCTTAATTAACAAATCAATAACGTGGTGTGCAATAAAGCCACAACCACCAGTAATCAAAACATGTTTACTCATTAATAATTTCTCCTGTCGGTGCAATAGCACCTTCTAATCCTATAGGGTCAATTGTTTTCCAATTGTATTTGTTTAAATTTTTATAATATGAATGCTCAACATCTATACCGTATTTTGACATATCATCGATGATATTATACAGTTCGGTTTGAAAGGTGTCAAGCAAATTATAATCCATATGCCATAATCTGAGTTCAAATATTCTATCTACACCGGCAGCTTCTTGTTGAGGCTTTGGCATCCAAGAATTAACTGTAGGTAAAAATACAAATGAATCTTTGAATTCATCTTTAAAAGGAACAAAGTTATCATTTAGCTTGTATCTTCCAGACATTTTAAAGATACGTTTAGCTTCGACTTGATTCTTTCTGAAAAAGTTTAGAAACAAAATAAAACCTAAGGTTTCGGCTAAGCTTCTTTGTCCTGATTCAGATAACATTTTCACATCATGATGATTACCTGCAAAGAATATTTGTACTCCCATGGAGTTCAATTCTTTCAAATATTGTTCGTTTGGTAAGTCATATGATGTATCGAAAATGTATTTCGCATTGTTCGGACAATACTTGTCAATAGACTTTATAGTTTCTACAGTTTGTTGGAACCTTTCTTCGTTATTAAAAACGGAAAGTTGCTTAACGTTTAATGCAGAAGAAATAAAAAACAAACCATCAACCATAAGTTGCCTCGATTACTTTACGCCACTCTGGTACTCTATCATACTGGTGAACAATTGTAAACACTTTTCCATCTGAAGTGCAAACTTTACCGTCAATCATTTGAGGTTCTGCTTCCAAAAGATAGGGACCGAAAGAATCGATTTTTGATGGGTCAGCAGTTGTGCCGAGTTGTGCCGCCCATCCTGATTCGGATGACATATACAAACACGTATCGATATATGGTGACATTGAAATCATCACATTGAAGGTTGATTGGTCACAAATAGGAATTGGTCGATTGATTGCAGAAAGAAAGATATTCATGCACAAATCTCTCAACGCATTTGATTTGCCTGCTAGAACACCAACATTGTAAATTTCATTGTCTTTGAATTGTTCATAGATGAAAGGTCCGAAAGTCTGCAACAGGTTTTCATTGCCCCATGGCTCATGCTTGTACATCATGCTTTCAGATGCAAATACAAGATTGTTATTGTCTAGGTTATTTTCCAACCAAGTAATTGGGTCTTTTTGAAATACAACATCTTTCACATCGGTTGTAATGGCGAACCGATATTCTTTATCTTTTAGATAGTTGTAGATATGAATGAACCGCTCGACATGTACAGGAATCTTACCATGTTGGTAGACTAAATCACCCTGTTCATTTTGACCGAAGCCGATGACATGTACGCCTGCTTCGATTACTTTCTTTACGGTTTCTCTGTCGGCATTCATCATGACGAGAACAATGTCTCCAGTGAAGCCTGTTTTGTTGATTGAATTCACCCAATATTTGAGTGTGTCCCATGTATAGCCGGAACTGCCGCCGATAATCACATCTTTCATAATAAACTCCTTAAAATTATATAGTCATATTATTGACCTGGTGTATCTTTCTTATACTTGTTTACCAGTTTGTCTGTTCCCCATTGTCCTGCGCCAGCAACAGGTAAGATATCTGGATGTGGTGATTTCTTTTCTTCACTCACACTTTTATGTAGTTTAACACCAGTTACTCTCTGAACAGTTTCCCAAGCATCTTTATGTCTTTTGTTTTTCAGATGGTCATCAAATTCTTTTTTTTCTTTATCGTTTGCTTTTTGTTTGAATTTGATAAGCTCCATAATACCAATATTGCCTGCATATGCGGCTTCATTTATTTGAATATATTGTTTGAAGTCTTGCATATTAGCCTCTTGTGAGATTCAATATCTTTTGAATTTGTGACTCAATAACTGGCTTACGATTTGGCCACTTAATGATTGGTTGGTCAGATGTTTTCAATAGCTTGGTTAAGAATGGTAAAATAAGTTTTTCAACTTCTTTCAATCTCTCTTTATATTCTTCTACTGTTTCTTCTTTTTCTGCTATAACTGCTTCATAATCTGCATCATCTTCTGCGGTGAAGCCAAAGTCATCAGTCTTAGAATATTCTTCTATAATAGAAGTTAAATCATATTTCTTTTCCATTACTTGTCCCAATTCTTCTGTGCAGTGAAGTTTGCGTGGCTGAATTCTAGTCTATCGACCAACTTTACTGCGGTGCCTTTTAATTTATCGACAGCAACGAAACCTTCAGGATTGGTAATTTTAAAACCATCATCTGTTTTCAAGAATGAGCCAGTAACTTGTTTCATTTGCTGAAGCTTTTTAATAATCATATTCTTAGCATCAACAAGGTCATTCTGTAAATCAAATATCTTTTTCAATTCGACAGCATTGTTTCTGAAGAATCGAACCATCTCATTTTTCTCTGCTTGTCTTTTCAGTTTAGTTTCTTCTTTTTTAGCAGAAATTATTTCTTTATTGTATCTGTCCTCAATCCATTTAATTAATTCATTGGTGTGTTTCATAGTATCTGCAATAGATTGACCAGAACGCACCTTCGTATTGTTAAATGTTTTGATATAAGTCAGTATAGTATCGGATGCAGAGATTCTATTCAGTGTCATCGAATTGATTTTCTGAAAAGTTTTACCGGCATCTGATAGAATCTCAGTGATTAATTTGGTTTCTGATTCAGTAAATGTTGCGGTACCTGAAGCATCGACAAAATATGCATCGCGGAACCAAACATCTTTTGCAGGCTTCATTCTACCAATATCAATATTGAAAGAAGCTTTCAAATCTGCAATTGTTTTGCCGGTATAAGAAGTATGAAATACGATACCCATTTGAGAAGCAAGCATCGACTTAGCCAACTTAGATTCAAATGGTACTGCATACACAATTGTATTTGGCTGAAAGGTTATATACTTTTGACCGTCAATAGTTTCAGTCTTAATATCACCCTTACTGAACATCATGTCGCCTTGCAATACACCTTCAATGCCAATTTTTGGCAGGTATCTGAGTGCAACTTTGAGTTTTTTGTTTAAACCTTCAGAAGGATGATTGTTATCAATATCTTCTTCGGTATAATTTAGTTTAGGATTGGCATTGAATATGCCTTTTGTAGCTACAAAGAATTTACCATTTTCAGGATTTGTACCAGCAAAAACTGCTGGCGCACCATCCCACTTTGTTGTTACATTTACTTTAGAATTGGAACTGCCAGCCAACATATCACGCAGAGAGCGTAAAAAGTTAATAGCATCTCTTGCACCAGGCACACCGCGGTTCAAAACTTCATCCTCGATATGCTCAAGGTGTACGTTCTTTCCTTCTTTTGCGCTCTCTGTTAAGAATTCTTTGAATTTCATTACGTGAAACACCCTAAACTTAAATCTTTTTTAATAATAGTAACACTTTTACCGTCAACAGGCGCAATGTTAAATGGTGATTTTTTACTTGCTGGTATAGAAAATTGCATTTCAAATGTGAACTGATAATTACCACTACCTTTGTACTGAACTCGCGCTCTGTAAGTTGCTTTCGCCGAAGTTCCGAATCTAGGAACTTCTTTGAGTTTCAAAGGATTTTTAGAACCCATCAAGTAAAAGCCGTGAGTGCCAACATTTACATAATAGGTGTCTTTTTTGTTATAGTAATCTTCAATTTCTCTGGCACTAATTTCGCCGCGAATGTCTTGAAAAGTGTCTCTATCTCTCTCATACCTTTTTTGTGGTGTTAACTTACCAGCAGTGGCTTCCCACAAAGGGTCTTTGTCGCGCTTAAAAGGCACTTCTTTCCATTCAGCTTTGATTCTCTTAAAAAGACCAACTTCTTCCGCCAGATTCTTGATGAAAAACTTTTCAGTATCATCTTCACTGACATTGCCAAATTTCCAAGGGTTCTTCTTGTCTTTCACATCATATTTCAAAACAAGAGAACCAGCGGATGCGGCTGTGATTTTTAACTCACAACCAGCTTTGACTTTTTTATGCTCAAGCATTAAATCTGGCTGGTCATGACCAGCGCCAGCTGGTTTAAAACTTTTGGGCACAAGACCCATAGGTTTTAAAACATTAGCGGCATTGATTTCGTACTGAAAGCCTTGTTGAGCGGCCATAAAATCTCCAAATTATTGGATATTTATACTCGCACACCTGCAAACTTGGAGTTGAATTTACGCTCACGATTTCCAAAAGTATTCAATGGCTTATCATCCTGTACTTGACCAGAATCAACAATCTTCTGTGCCGTATCTTCTACATCATACAGCTTCATCTTAGCCCTGTCAACCCCAATCACAAACTTTTTATTGGAACTAGGGTCATTATAACGGTTTTTCAACTGTTTGACCATAATCTGATTTAATTGCTCAAGTTCTTCAGTGTTAATCAAGGCAAACATAAAGTCGGCAGTGGCTGGCAAACCGAAGGATTCACTAGTGTCTGTCAAATCCACATCGGAATTACTGTATCCTGAGCGAGTTGTTTGTGTGGCTGACACAATCGGCACATTAAACTCTACAGCCAAGCCACGGAGTTCCTCAGCGATTGCTTTGATGTATGTGTAACTGTTGACATTAGAACCAGGTTTGAGTCTTGAGGAACAACAAATATTCAAGTAGTCGATGAAAATAATTTTCGGTCTGAAACTCTTTTTCAACTGTAGTTCATTTAACAACGAACGAAAGTGCATCGAACCGGCTGAAGCGGTTGGATATTCTTTAATGATAAGTCTGCCGTGAGTCTTGTTTTGTAAGGATTGGAACTTTTTGGTATAGTCGTCCTTGGATATAATATGTAAATCATCAAGGCGAATATTAAGAAGATTCGCATCTATTCTCTCCGCAATTTTTTCTTCAGCCATTTCCATAGTGATGTAGAGAACATCGTAACCTTGTGAAATGCAGCCAGCGGCAACATGACACATAAAGAGAGACTTACCAACACCAGTGCCAGCCAAGGCAATATTAAGAGTTTTGTTAGGAAGACCACCTTTTGTAATCTTATTGAAGAAATCGAGGTCAAAGGGAATCCTTTCTTCTTTTCTATGGTAGAAATCATATCGGCTTTCATAATCACTTATGTAATCATGACCAACATTTCTGTCGAATGAAACACCCAAGGCGTCAGACAAAATCTTTGGAATTTCACCTTTTGCTTTGTTGGTTTTCGAATCAAGAATCTGCACAGCATCCATAATTGCGTTATAGATTGCTTTGTCTTGACAAAACTTTTCAGTTTGTTCTGTCAGCCATTGCTGTTCTGTGGGCTCATCTTTGTTTTTATGAAGTTGGTTCAGAATTTCAATAGAGCTACGAACCTGTTCCTCAGTCAGCTTTTTACTTTCAGTGAAGTTAATCACCAATGCTTCATGTGTCGGCAGATTTTTATATTTCTCTACAAACTCTTTGATTTCACCGAAAACAATCTTCTCGGTGTTGTCAGAGAAATATTCAGGTTGAATGAAAGGCATCACCTTTCTGGTGTATTCCTCATTATAAATCAGATTCTTCAGAATAGAGTGTTCTAGACGGTTCAATTTCGGTTTCCGTTAAAATTAGTTCAGTAAGTATGTCACCCATGAGTGTAACAAACTTTTCATCTTTTTCCAAGTAGTCTCGACCAAATTCGCCTGCTTGGACGATTTGATAGCCAAACTTTAGCCTTGCTCCCAGACCTTCTTCATTTATTCCAGCATATGTGTAATAGTATACAACACCAGCATATTCTCCTTCACGGAGAATAATGCCAGTTAAATTCGTATCAGCAAAATTATAAAACTGAAAATATTCACCGAGTTTATACTTCTTCGGCTTCAACTTCTTCAGTATTTTGTCCCATAATGTTACCAAAAGCGACTTCATATTTTTCTTTCACAAATTGCTTGAAAGACTCATCTGAAAGAATATCTTTCCAGAATGATTCTTGTTGTGTGTCTGCAAGGCGTTTCTTATCACCAATTTCGCCGGTGTCTTTGTTTACTTTCGAATACCAACCATTGCTAGGTTTGATAACGTGTCCGGATTCCAAAGCAACATCAAGTAAGCCAGACCACTTGTTAATACCGCCATCAAAAGATACATTGACAGGTATTTTAGATTTTTCTTTGACATATCGTGATTTCTCTACATTGATAATAAAATTATAACCAGTAATTTCTGTGCCATCTTTTTCTTGCTGGCGACCAAGAATAAAAATATTATCTGCTGAGTAGTAAGAACCAGTGCCACCACCAACAATATCTTTCGGGAACATACCAATTTCTTTGTAGGTGTGATTAACAACTACCATTGGAATATCTTTCATTGTCAAGTGAGGTGTCACCATACGGAACAAACTCTTGACCTGTTTTGCTCGGCTCATATCTGCAACAGACTTTTGGTCCAATGCATCTTCAACTTCTTTCTTTGAAGCAAGATTACCAATAGAATCAATAACAATCATAACACGTTCACCGCGTTCGATGTTTTGTAATTGATTCATTATGTCGAACTTGAGTTGTTCAATATCAGTAATCGGAGTATGAAGCACACGATTAGTGTCAATACCAAAAGTGTCAAAATAGGACTGGGGAGTACCAAACTCAGAATCATAAAACAAAAGAACAGAATCTTCATATTTTTCCATATAAGACTTGGCCATCAATAACGAAAATGCAGTCTTAAAATGTTTGGATGGGCCTGCCCACATAGTAAGACCTGGTGTAAGACCGCCATCGAGGCGACCAGACAACGCAACGTTCACCATAGGAATAGATGTTGGAATCATATCCTTTTCGGTGAAAAATTTAGATTTAGACAGAATAGCGGCGTCTTTAATTGTACTATTCTTTTTAATTTTGTCCAACAAACTCATAATTATTCCTTAAAAAAATGCATCTAGCGAATTAGTTTTTTCTGGTTTCCAACCAATACAATCTAAAATGATTTTAATTGGGTCCAAAAATGTCTTTTCGAATTGTAAATCATAATCGATGTACTTGTCAAGATTCATTTCTGGCGGCAAACGAGAAGGGTACGAAATTACCGTATCATTGATAGGATTTGGTTGCTTCAAGTAGGTAAATTTAAGTTTCTCACCCTCTTGGATTTTAGGATATTTCTTATCAAGGCTTAGCTTGTTAAGATAATAATTGTAAAGCAAAGCACCCTTCACATGAATTGGTGTTCCTTTAGTATATATCTGGCCCTTGTCAGAATAGGTTTTCAAACCATTGACGGAACGAGGAAAAGATATTTCTTCTGGAGGTAAAGATTTGAATTCATTTCTGAAGTCCTCAATAAACTTCTGAATTGTATTCTCATCTGATGTAACAACAAGGCGAATCACTTCTTTCATTTTATCTCTGACGGCAGCAGGTGTTGAGGACTTGACCATTTCAAGACCCATCACCTTCAAGTCAGGCTCTGCATACTGCACACCTTCATTGTTATAGACTTGCAGAATGTAACGCTTCTTAGCAGTCCAAATACCTTTATCGGACAAGCCTTCACGTTTCATCTGCATCTTTTGTGCATAAGCATTTACATACGTAGCAAGTTCTTGATAACTCTTATCAATAAACGGTTGTATTTTATCCTCACAGACTCTATCCATGAATTCGATAACTTTGTTTTTGGGGAGCGATACCACATCTCCCGCACCGTACACTTTATTAACAAGTGAACCAAGGCGTAGGTAAATCGAATCCGTATCTGATGCAATGATATAATCTTCATTTTCGGTACTCAATAATTTGTTCATGTATTCGTTAACTTTATTTTCAATCCAACGAATCGACAATTGACCGGCAAGAGTAACAGCAACAGCAATTCTCAAATCATAGAATCTGAAATATTGTGAACCCATCGCACCATAAGCTGAATTCAAAGATACTTTTTTAGCAAGTTGAAGGTTATTATAACGTGCAATCTTCTTTGACAGTTCTAGTTTCTTTCGACCGTCACTTTCTTTTTCATATTCTTTTTTCGATTGCAACATCAACTTCTTAAACTTTTTACGGTCCTCATACATTTCTTCAAGCATCTTAGGAACAAAGCCGTGAATGTCTTTGCGGAAGAATTGTCCATTAGGAGTCAGAGTTACATCACCGATGTTCGATAGGTCAATTTTTTTGTATAGAAGTTTTTCAACATCAACACCGTCAGAAATAACTTTTCTCATTTCTGGTGTATACTCTGAAGGCTCAATCAAAGTCTCAGGTGAAATATTATACTGCATCATCAAATGAGGATACAGACTGTTCAAGTCAAATGATGCAACCCAATCATGCAGACCAATCTGAGGTTCTTTAACATAAGCACCTTCGAATCTTTCATTCTTAGATGCATTACCCTTTGGAGGCACGATGATGTTTTGTGCAAGTAGATAACTGTAAATCAGTGCATCCCACATTCTAGTTTGTGCAAACACATCTTCGAAATTGGATTTCGTATCATAAGCAAGAGTAAGTGCCAGTTCAATAAGCTTCAACTTATCTTCAAGTTCTTCAATCAGTCTCGCGTCAACGATGTTATACTCAATAAACTTCTGGTAGTTTAGTCTGTATAGTTGATGCAGACTATCAAACTCATCATAAGACAGTTTGCTCTTACCAAGTTCTACGTTTGCAATATTGTCCAGGCGATATGATTCTTGCGACTTACCACCAGGCGCATACCACTTGTACAACTCAATGTAGTCTAGGCACGAAACACCTTTCAATTCGTAAGCAGTCATATCACGACCGTTTACGACAGCTTTTCTCTCACCAATATAATTCCAAGGTGAAAGCTTTCGTGTCTCATCTTCACCAAGAATTTTGTTTAGCCGATTAACGAGATATGGAATATCGAAGAACTTAATGTTCCAGCCAGTCAATACATCTGGTGTATCATGAAACCAATCTTCTAAGAAACGTTTACAAAGATGATATTCATCACGGCATTTGTGATACGTAACATCATCTTCATAGTTATTGAAATCACCGCAACCATAAACAACCATTGCACCGCCAAGTTTTTTGATGGCGATTGCTGTAATTGGTTCATTAGCCAAGTATGGGTCGGGAAAGCCGTTCTCTGAGCCAACCTCAATGTCGATAATTCCAATTGAGATTAGAGATTGGTCCCAATCAATCATGCCTTTGAATTCGTCAGCAATGAAAGCATATTCATAACGTGTATTACCATACACTTTGAAGTTTTGAACATCTTCATACTTCTCAATGAATTCTTTGCAGTCACGAATAGAACCGGGGCGAATATCAGAAAGATACTCACCCTGAAGATTTTTCCATTGTGTAGGTTTATTCGTTGGCAAAAACAAAGTCGGAGAATAAGCAATTTTGTGCTTTACTCTCCGACCGTTTTCTACACCACGAAAAAGAATGTTGTTGCCTACACAAATTGCATTTGTATAAAAGTCACTCATTTAAAATTTAGGAATAGTAGAAGCAATCTGAATACCAGAACCAAACATCTGATTATACTGATTTTCAAGTTCTACAACAGGCAAAGATACACACAGAACGTCTGCCGGATTAATTCGAATACCTGTTTCAAACTCTTGTGAAAATTCCAAGAAAGGAACGAAACCAATCATAGGACCGTCTTTGGTGAATTGAGTTGCCACTTGTACTGGCTTTTTGATTTTATAATCACCCATTTCGCGGTCAACGGTGCCCAAAAGGGTGTGATTTGTTTTAAGTGTTATTAGTTGTAACATTATGCAGACACCTTATAATCTGCATCAAAAACCTTGAGAGTGACCCAACGTTTTGGGAACAACATCTCACGACCTTGAAAGTCGTTAATGTCACAATTGGGGTCGTTAACCAACCCAACGAGTTCAACTTTGTTGTCAAACTCCCTCAGAAAGAGGTCATACTTAAGAGCCTGAAGGCCGCTCTTTTGAGCCAGTGAATAAGCCAGTTTAGAGATTTCCATTTTAGAGTTCAAGATTGCTCCATTGTTTAAGTTTTTCAAATTTTTGTTTCTTTGCGGCGAGTAAACTATTCCAATCAACACCTACACCATTCCATACAAGAAGGTCAATCATAGCAAGTAAGTCGCCTAGTTCTTCTTGCAACATGTCAATATTGGTTCTGTCTTTTCCAGGTTTAATTTGGTCTGGTCCAAATCGAAAACATTTGCTGATAGCTTGAGAAACTTCAGCACATTCTTCTTGTAGAATCAATAGAATTTCACGGGTATCATCATTCATAGTCGATATTATATTAAGATTTAATGAAGGTGTCAAGCTTTGGTGGCGTCCAACCTTCAGGTTTCATAACTTTGCCTGCTTCATTCTTGATAACTTTACCTGTTTGAATATCAATCTTAGCGAGGTTGCTACGTGCGACTTCATTCCACGCACCGTAAACATTATAACCCTTCATCTTGCAATAGCCAAGGATAACCCAAATCATGTCCATGCAGGCATCAAGTCGCTCAATGTCATCATTCTTATCATCACCTGTTTTGAATTCCCAAAATTCTTCAACGATAAGATTGCGATAGAGACTAATGTTTTCAACACTAGGCACTTGGTCACATGCATCGATAAAAGTTCTAACATCTGCCCACATGTCAGTTTTAATTTCTTTCATTATAATTGCTCCATCTTGTTCACTAATATCTAGTAGAGTTCCATCACCCCAACCTAGCTCTTTACACATTTCATCCGGTAAATTTAGAATGGCATCACCATTATCTAAGATTTCCGAAACTTCTGCTGTATATGTCTTATTCATAACTTATTCACCTCAACATTACATTTTTCTAAAAATTCGATGCCAACATCACTTCGATAACTATTACGATAATAAAGAGAGTTGATGCCAGACTGGTATATTAACTTTGCACAATCAAGACACGGAGCATGAGTGCAAAACATAGTAGAATTATCGCCAGCTTCATTACTTCTAGCGAGTTTACTGATTGCATTCGTTTCCGCATGAAGCACCTCTGGTTTAGTTACAAGCTTATATCTTTTCCAAGTATTGGATTCTTTTGGAAGTTGTTGCTCTTGGTTCGGCCATTGATGTTCAATTTCTTCCGGACTGAGCCAACCACCAGCATCTCTATCCATGTATATTTTATCTTCACATGTGTTATCCCAACCTGCTGGCATTCCATTGTAGCCAATGGAAATAATTCTATCGTCTTTTACGATGATAGCACCAACATGAAGTCTTTGAGCCGTAGATAGTCCTGCGAATATCTCGGCTGTTTTCATGTATGCTTCAAGAAATTTTTCTTTCACTTCGCTTGTTCCGCAAGAATTTTATAACCTTTGCCTGTTGGATGAACACCATCAGCACTCATGTGTTCTTTCGGACGAGGCAAAACAAAATCACCATATTCTTTTGCAATTTGTTCAATTGCAGTCTGAGGTACGGGCTTGCGTTCCATACCAGGACTAATCCAAAAAACTCTATCCGCTTTGATAGCTTGACGCATCTTGCGGAGTTCTTGTTCGGTTTTTACACCTTTATGGTCATTGGCGCCTAGACTAATAATCACAGTTTTATAGGACTTACTTGAAGCTTTATCAAGATAGTCTTTATTCCACTGCCAACTATTCCAACCACCACGCGAATAACTAACACATTCTTTTCGGTACATTGCTGTACCTACCGCAATACTATCACCAATGACCATACAGTCCATGAATTACTCCATCAAAACATAATCTTCTTTAGAAACACCACACTCTGGACAATTAACAGAATCTGGCAAACTCAAATAATCTGCTTCTGATAGTGTGTGGCCACAAACTACACAAACGTATACTCTTTCTGACATTATAGACTCCCTAGTACATCTTTGTAAGCATTGGCGTGTCGTTCTTCCACTTTTTTAAGTGCAGTGAAACGTTTCTCAGCCAGTGCAAGGACTTTTTTAAATTGTTCTGCATGAAGTTTTGACTCCTCGGTTTGTTCTTTTGCTTCTTTAGCGGCTTCTAGTTCACCTTCACGAATAGCAATAGCTTCAAACTGTGGATACATTTCGGTGAATTCATAAGTTTCACCAGCGATTGCCTTTTCAAGACATTCTTTAGTTGAAGGCTTACCAATCAACAGTTCCAGGTGACCCCAGGCGTGTTTGATTTCTTGGTCAGCAGTGTGTTCAAAGTGTTTCGCAACATCTTCAAAGCCTTCTTCACGGGCGATTTTGGCAAAATAACGATACTTGATGTGAGCCATGGATTCGCCAGCCAATGCACTTTCAAGATTTTTTAATGTAACAGACATAGTTACTCCTTTCAAAAATATCTAGCCATAGTATACATCAATTAACAGTAAAGTCTAATTGATTTTTTCTATGGCTTAGATATCAAACTTCGACAAATTTTAGCTTGAAGTTATCAGCTTGATACTCATAACCAATATAACCGCGAGGGTTACATACAATTCGTGTTGAACCAACCATATAATCAAACTCATGATGAGTATGACCATGAGTCCACACTTTGATTTGTGGGTGATTCAAAATAAATTCCGTCAAGTCGGAACTGTATGCACCGTTAACAGTCACATCATGTTCATACTGTGGCTTAGTTGATTGCTTGCTAGGTGAATGGTGACCGACAACAACGACAGGCATTGTGGGATTACTTGCAATTGTTGTCTTGATAAATTCCAACGTTGCTTTGTGGTCTTTCACAGAATCTTCTGGTGAGAATTTTGCTGAACGTGTATGAAATTCCATACTTACAACATTATTGTAATCAATAGAACCATCTTCTTTATTGCCATAAATTGGTGTCTTATAGTGAACAACTTCATTACTGTTTTCAATAATGCGATAATCATTCATGTAGCCCTTGATATGGCGTAGAGTACCTGGGTCCTCTTTGTTCATATCTGTCCACAAAGTACCACCAATGAAAAGGTGGTCATTTAGAATGACACTCTCTTTATCTAGAACATGAAGATTGAAAAGATAACCAAGATGAGTACGGATAATTCCAATAGACTTAGCATAATCACCATGATAATGTTCATGATTCCCGGCGATGTATACAACGGAAGGGAATCTAGCACAGCATTCTTGAAAGAACGTATGATATTGATTGGATTTATCATTTTCACCCTTTAGATTATAAGAGTCTCGCTCTTTCAAATCATTTGCAACACAAATATCACCAGAAAGAATAAGTACATCCGCATCCTCAGTATTTTCAAGACTGAGGGGTCCAAACTCTAGATGTACATCCGAACAAACTGCGATTTTCATTGTAAATACTTTCCGATTTCGACTCTTGCTTGAGTCAATGATGGGAATTTTTTCCCGTTAATGTAAATGGATTTTGAAGAATAGACATACATTGGTCCAATTTTAGTAATGAAAGTGTACCGTGTTTTGCCTTTAGAATCTTTTTCTTTTGTCTTGCAATGATATTCATTGACTAGACCAGAAAACAAAAGAGTTTCGCGCAATTCATCAGAGATAAGTTTTCTCAAATAAGCATCATTCATAATTCCACCTTTTGATGCATTGTAACACCAAAAGGCGGAACAGTCAACCACTAATCAGGCAATTATTCCTGAAGTAGTTCTTTCTTCTTACTTACCGTACTGATAGGAATGCGCTTAGGAATGTCTTCCTTTGGAATCACGTTCTCCAGTTCAACAGACAGAATGCCGTTGTCCAGGCGCGCTCCTTTGACTTTGATTGTGTCTACCAAGTGAACAATCTTCTTAAAGGAACGGGTGGCGATTCCACGATGCAAGAAAGAACGGGCATCTTCCGCGGTTTTATTTCCACGGATTACTAGTTCATTCTTTACAATTTCGATTTCAATTTCATCCTCTTTGAAACCAGCAACAGCAAGTTCGACGATATAATTATTATCATCTTCTTTTACAATGTTGTGTGGAGGATAAGTTGTGGTTACTGCCTTTTCTAATGCTTCAAACGCATCGAAGTAGCGGTCAAAACCAACAGTTGAAGGAACCAGAGGTCCAAAGTTAATACGACCTAGATTTAGGTGAGTCATAGTTTTCTCCTTTAAAAGCAAGTTAATAATACCAACCCCGAAGGCATTGGTCCGGCTTCTGGATTATACAGCCCACACCGGTTTGCTGCCTATTATTTAGCAACTTTTACGAAAGCCGCACCATTCACAAAATATTTTCGTGCTGGATTTTCTTCTTTGTACACCTGAATGAATGTCAGATTGCTATCAATTCTTTTCTCAAACAAATTGCTAGTACAGACAACCTCACCTGTATAGATGTTCTTCAACTTAGTAATTTTTTCTTTCACTTTTTTCATGATGTTAACTCAATTATTCCTGAGATTTTTTACCTATATTGTACTTACTCACCAACTGCCATTCATCTTTTTCACGATACGAAATTATCTTAATCTGGTGAATAGGTGCAATCTTGCCTTCCATTATTTCTGGATTGACAATCTTAACTAAGCCCCATTCTTCCAAAAGTTTAGCGATAGCATTTCTTCTTTCAATATCGTTATCAATGATGCTAGAAGGTTTTCCGTCCAATGCAAAAAGTTCTTTAAAATGAACAATGTAGTATTGTCCTCTTTTATGTAAGATATGGCAAGATTGATAGAGCATCTTTTCTTTACGCGATGACACACCAATTCTTGTTAATGTTTCTCTTACTTTCAAAAAATCATCTTCTTGCTTTAATTTCACCTCAACAAACGTTGACAAATCGACCATATCATTTCCTTAATCCACCTATATCGGTTTTTTCTTTTAGTTCTTGGATTTGTTCTTCAGTAAGGAGGCGTAAGGCTTCTCGTGCTTTTGCATCCGATAGACCATAGTAGGTCTTAACACATGCTAAATCTTCACTTTTTTCAGGCTTAACCCACTTATTGAAAGGTCGCTTCTTTGACCTTACGGTATTTAGTAAATAGTCATTTTGCATTGCCCGGTCGAGTTGGTGCCTACGATTCATTTCGTTCGCATACATGATGCAATCTTTATGGTAGGACAATGCACGATTGATTAGAAACGGTGCATATACAGCTTCAGTTTCACCATCAACGATTAATTGCTTCTTACCTTGAAGAATCTCGTTTACATAATCAAATGGATTTGTCATAATCAAAAATTGATAAAAAATATTTAGAATTCTGAATAAAATTTCGTTTAAGTCTTATTTCTAGTCGTGTTTTACTTTTATAAATTTTAATATCAGCAAAATCATAATCAATAAGAGAATTAACTTTCATATAACTTTCCGATAAACTGTGGTTGGTATCAGAATATGGAATTTTATCTCCGGTTAGCTTAAAGCCACATATTGAACAATTCATAGAATTTTTATCTCTAACTATAATCAGTAAACGATAGTCATTCACAGAACAAACTTTATCTTGCCAACCGTCAACAAATAATTTCCAAAGAGACTTGGCGTCATTATTATGAAAATATGTGGATGTTGTTTCTTTGAATGTTTGATATAGACTGGCTTCTGTTGTGTGTGTTCCATCTAATATACTTATAGATTTAACATCACATCCTATATTATTATAACTCACATCAACAATCGAATTACCTGCACCAGACCAAATGGAATTCTCCAAACTTTCACAAACAACATATTCCCATATTTCTTTTCCGAGACTTAATGGATATCCTTTGTCTAAATATTTTTTTAGAGGTTTAATTATGCTAGATATCTCTGACTGAAATGTTGATTGAAATCTGTTTCCTAAAAATTCTTTAAGTTCTAAAATCTCCATAGGAATGAGAAAAAGTTTTTGTTCAATTTCCTCACCAAACACATTTATCATGTTAGCATCCTTATCAACCCAATGGTGTCGATGGTGGTCAACAAGAGATAGTTAGCCAACATGCCAAATGATTTCCTAGTATAACTAGCCCAAGCATACATGGCACAACCACCAATCCACACAGGATACAGAGCGAGAAGAGGAGGATTTGGGACTGTGAGTGCCATGGTGATTGAGCAGCCAATACTAATAGCCCAAGCCAACAACTCAACAGCAAAACGAATGCGATTAGACTTAAAATCATCTTTTATCCAGTCAAATGTAGGTTTAAACAATTCAATCATTTGAACTCCACACTGACCATCAATTCAGTCAAACATGCAACGGTGTTAATCTCTGCATCAGCAACGAACGCTTGTTTGTACTGGTAGTCAGCTAAAATGATGACTGCTTGTGGAATACTTTGCGGTTGCAAAACATCATACAGACTATCGTAAATCTTACGATAAAGATTTGATGCATCAATGTCATTCGAAGCGACCCACTTACGAATTGCACCAAAGTTTTTCTCTTTCAGATAGCCAACAATCTCATCGATTGTGATATCACCGATTTGTGCAAGAATGCCAGTGTCGATTGTCTTAGTATCATTTGAAGCATATCTTTGCAACTCATTAAGTACACGACGAAAATCAGGAAAATGTTTCTTGATAACTTCAGCGATAACTTTCTGGTCGAAGTTCACTGCTTCTTCAGTCAGAATATTATTGACACGTTTGAAGAACTGAGAAGCCATGGTTGCTTTCTCAGAAGCCTTCATCGTGAAGTCAATAACTGCACAGCGAGAGTGCAGTGGTTCAATCATCTTGTTCTTGAAGTTACAAGTAAAGATGAAAGAACAATTCGAAGCAAATTCTTCAATGACGTTACGAAAAGCCGCTTGAGCATTCGTAGAGAGATAGTCAGCTTCATCAACAATAATAACTTTACGACCACCAGTGAATGACATGGTGGAAGCAAAGTCTTTGATTTTGGAGCGAACAACATCAACACCAGTTTCATCTGAACCATTAATGATTAGATAGTCAGCATTGATTTCATTACACATTGCTTTCGCAACGGTAGTCTTACCAACACCTGCGCCGCCATGCAACAGCAGGTTAGGAATTTCATTTTTATTCACATAGTCCTGAAAGGGCTTCTTCATTCTTTCAGGAAGAATACACTCAGCTACAGTTTTAGGACGGTGTTTCTCCGTCCACAAAAGATGTTCCATAATACCTCATAACAAAAAATAAAATCAACAAGAAATAGTTAAATTCAACCGCGAAGTGAATTCAAGAAATTTTTCTTTGGCGTAAATAGTAACACCATCATTCATCACAATCATCAAACTGTCGCGGGTTTCTACGACACGGCTAATCATGTCCTTATTCAGGGCATAATTTGTGCCGTTTTTGTCAGTGACAAATAAAAACATCAAGCTTCTCCAGTGGAGCCGATTTCAGTTGCAACCCAGTATTGAATTGGCTTTGTCGTATTCTTGAAGCTTGCAATACCTTTAAAAGAAATGCTAACTTCATACGAACCAGGAATCATCTTCAAGTTTTCAGTCTTGAAAAGCATCTTGTATTTCTTGCCATTACCATCACCGATTTCAAGTTGGTTGGTGTGTGCAGAAGTATTCTTAGTGTCAAGAGCACCAAGAACAATCTTGCTACCATCAGACTGAATAGAGATTTGTGGAACACCAAGGGTATTTGCGGCTCGCATAACTAATTCAAAATCAGTCTGTGTCAAATTAAATACCACATCTGGTGCTGGCATTGAAACAGATTTCTCTGGTGAATTTTTGATATTGCTTGCATCACAAAAACGATATGTCGTGGTGCTACGACCAGACTTATCTTTTAGAATCAATGATTTTGTACCATCATCAATTTGAAGGGTAGTATCTCCCTCATGAAGGCTCAATACAGACAAGAATTTATTCAAGTCAAAGATGCCGAAATTACCAGGAACATTTTCAGTGATGGTAGTCTCAGCCATGACCTGCTTGTTTGCATCACAAGTACGCAGAACATTACCAGAACGGAACATTAGTCCATCGTTAATGCTTGCAAAGTTTTTAAGAACGCTCAATGTTTCTTTCGAAAGTTTCATAATATACCTTTAAAATTATTTTTTATCAACGGAGTAAATTGTATCATGCTCATACAAAAACATCAGGCAACAAAGAGCATGAGCCAAGTGGTGCTTGCCTGATTCGGGGTCAAGTTGTTCACCTTGTTTCCAAGCCCACATGTGTCTTTGTAGGGCATCGAAATATCTACGTTTAGAATCATCTACATGCTTCCAATTGTCACGTTCATACTTTTGAGCACCAAAGGTAAGAACATCCACAGTGGCTTCAAGTGCTTTTGGTGGAAGCAAACCATATTCTAGTTTACCACCGTCAAATTTTCTACCTATATCTGATTGTGGGTTTTCAAGTTCTTCAAAATCTAAATTTTCATCTGGTGCACCAGTATAATAATATTCATCTCTTGGCATTATAGTCTCCCTGTGTGTTCAGCAATTTTTGGCATGTTGCCGGTAAACGGATATGTTCCGATATGTTGCGTTTTCATCCAAGGGCACAGATAGATTTGACCACCAAGTTTACGCCACAATTGACAGAACATATAATCTTCGCTCAGATAGCGTTCAGAACCACCACCTGTTGCAGAATCTTTACTATCAATGATAGTATCGAAGTATGCATGAATATAACGTGAGCCGTCAAAGTTGGCTTGACCAACGTGGTCTGGTTTGTACCTCAATTGAGGATATGCCGCTTCCATTTTAGGAAACACTTCACGTTTAATCAGCATGTAACCAGTTCCGATTTCCAAAACTTCAAGAGGTTCGGTAACTTGAAACTGTGCAGTGCCTTTCACTACGTTGAACACATAATCACCAACAAGATTCTCTAATTCACCAGGATTAATATCTGGATTCTTTTTGATTGCGTGAGCAATGTTCGACCAGTTAATAGACTTCTTAGGATAAGGCCCACCAATAACTTCCTTGTCGAGTGCAAGCAATGCTAGAACATCTTGAGGATTATAATGAATATCGGAATCGATAAACAAAAGGTGAGTGCAGTCAGAGCGCAGAAATTCATCTACCAGATAATTTCGGGCCCTTGTAATTAGCGATTCGTTAAACAAGAAAGAGAATCTTGTTTCAACACCATATTTTGACATGACAGCCTGAAGGTCAAGACAAGACTTAACATACATGCCGTGAGCCATGCCACCGTACATTGGTGTTGCAATGAACAGTTTAGATTTTTTCAATTCATCAATTTTTACTTTTATTTCCATATTACACCCATAAACGAAAAGAGGAAGCGATACCTCTATATATCACTTCCTCTATTCTATTT